TTGGAAGATGACTAAGGGTTGGGACAACACACCATATAAAGTCATGACTGCCAAACAGTATTTACACTTATGTCAAATGATTCGAGAGGATAAGGAATTATTAGATAAGCGTAAAGAAGTAAAGCAAAGAGGTAGAAAGAAAAAAGTACACACTAAATATGTAGGAGATCTATATGAGTAAAGAATTTAAAGAACAACAATTAATTGGTCGGTATTTTCATACAGTACAGTTAGATGATGATACAGGTCGACTAGAAGTATATAACCAAGGATGCATTGAAGGTAAGGTCACTGATGAAGTGTATATTTGTCAATTGTTTTCATTTGTAGACGGGTCAGAAACAAATAGCATTGTTGAACGTGTTGACAATATGAGAAATTGGCGTTTTTATAAAACAAAAGAAGAGATGAATGAATATTATGACAAGTATTGGATTGGCTATCAAAGCCGACTTCAAGAGGCAAAAAGATTATTGGAGAACTCATAATGACTGATTTAAAACCTTTTTTAGTAAGATTAACTCCGGAAAGTGTTGAATTGTTAGCCAAAGCTAGTAAAGAATTAGAAAAGAATAAAGCAAGGCTAATTAATGAGGCAATTAAAGCACAGTACGGAAAATGAACCCAAGCGTTAGACTAGAGCTACCTTACCCACCAAGCGTGAATAACTATTGGAGGGCCAATGGACACCGTAGGTATATTAGTCCAGAGGGGCAACAGTTTACGAAAGAGGTATCTCTTATAGTCAAAAATTCAAAAATTGCGACTTTCGGAGATAAAAGAGTAGCAATAAATATAATGATTCATCCGAGATCTAAACGTAAGTTTGACTTGGATAATACACTGAAGGCAATCCTAGATGCATTGATGAAGGCTGGTGTGTATGACGATGATAGTCAAATTGACTACATTGAGATTGCTAGAGGCGAGCAAGTTGACGGTGGTAAAGCCGTTGTTTATTTATATGAAAACTAAGGAGATGTATATGAACACAATTAAAAACTTAACTATTGAAGATAGAGGCATTGGGCATAAAGTTGATCTCAATCTACGTAAAGAGATTAGTCCTGAAGCACAAGCAAAAGTGCATCATTTAATTAATGCTCTTATTGATATGGTCAATGAAATTGTAAATTCACAATCAGAAAATAAGGAGTTACACTAATGGCTGAAAATAAATACGAACCAAAACCTGGTAATGGTAGTGCTTGGGTCAATGATAGAAAGACTGAAGATTGGCATGCAGATTATCGTGGTAAAATTTTATTACCTGATGGTAGTGAACATTGGGTAGATGTGTGGGACAAACAAAAGGCAAATGGAGAAGGCTTTCGCACAATCCGAATTGGTAATCCTGTGGCGCAGTCCAACACGAGTGAAGCACCAGTACGTCATTCGCAGCCAACGGCTCCGGTTATGGCTGAATCCATTAACGAAATGGAAGACGATTTACCCTTTTAATGACTGAGACTAAAAATAAAAGTAAACCCATTCCTAGCCTTGCTGGCTATGGTGGGGTGCGTAAACTACAAAAAAGTTTAGAACGCAGTAATACTTTAGCTGCCAATAGAGAGGCTGTAGCTTACAGTCTTCTCTGTATGGCAAATACTAAACTGTCAGACATTATGGAGTGGGATGAGAATGGCAATGTCAAAGTCAAAGCGAGTAAAGACATTCCAGAACATGCGATGCAAGCAATCAAGCGCATCAAGACGAATCCTAAGACTGGTGAGATTGAAATCGAACTATGGGATAAAGTCCAAACCTTACGATTGTTAGCTAAAGCAAGTGGGTTACTAGACAATCCTGATGAGTCAGACAAACCATCAGTGATTGGTATTAATGTTAAAGCACCTGAGATTTTAGACAATGAATGATAACGTCAATCGACCCAAGCATTACACACAAGGTAAAGTGGAATGCATTGATGCTATCGAGTCGGCAACCATGGGTCTGGTGGGGATAATTGCAGTTTGTGTAGCAAATGTAATTAAGTACGTGTGGCGATTTGCTTTAAAGAATGGCGTGGAAGATTTAGATAAAGCAGATTATTACTTACAAAAACTTCGCAAGAAAGTGAGGGAACGTGATGGACATCAAAGCAATGATTGAACAATTACGTGAAGAGTTCGCTATGGCACATCTGAATAATACCCGGGTCATGGAGATTATAGATACGTTATGGAAAGAGAATCAAGAACTCAAGCGATTGGCAACAATGAAGTTCAAAGACATAGACGATGAGCAATAAAAAAGAACGTGGTAATAAGTCTTTAGCTGGCCCTGGTATTGATCTAGATTTCAGTACCAGTCCAGAAGTTTATAAGTTTCTACAAAGCAATAAATTTGTGCGTGGATTGATGGGGCCAGTGGGGTCGGGTAAATCCTATGCCTGTGCTGCAGAGATCATGATGCGTGCCGTTAGGCAAAAGCCATCCCCTGTCGATGGTATACGTTACACTCGTTTTGTTATTGTACGTAACTCTTACCCAGAACTCAAGACAACAACGATAAAAACTTGGCAAGAGTTGTTTCCTGAGAATACTTTTGGTCCGATGTTATATACACCTCCAATCACTCATCACATTCGCCTCCCGTCCCGTGGCGATGCTGCGGGTATTGACTGTGAAGTGATTTTCCTAGCATTGGACCAACCTAAAGATGTCCGTAAACTACTCTCCTTAGAATTGACCGGAGCATGGGTCAATGAAGCTCGTGAACTACCTAAAGCAGTGATTGACGGACTCACTCACCGTGTGGGTCGCTATCCGACTCAAAAAGATGGTGGCCCAACATGGCATGGTGTGTGGATGGATACTAACCCTATGGATGATGACCATTGGTGGTTTAGATTATCAGAAAAAGAAAAACTGACAGGTAAATACGGTTGGGACTTTTTTAAACAACCAGGAGGCGTGATTGAAGTTGAGAATGAAGATCTGCCTGATAACCCTGAAGCCAATGATCATATCTTTGCTGGGGGTCGTTGGTGGAAAATTAATCCTAAAGCAGAGAATGTAAAAAACTTACCAAGTGGTTATTACATGCAGATGTTAGGGGGTAAGAATCTAGATTGGATACGTTGCTACGCTGAAGGTAAATATACTTATGTACAAGAAGGTAAGCCTGTATGGCCCGAATACAATGATCAGATGATGAGTGAAGAAGTTGAATATGATCCAGCACTTCCTATTCATGTGGGTCTTGACTTTGGTTTGACACCAGCAGCTGCAATTGGGCAGCGATTAAATAATGGGCGATGGGTTGTGCTACATGAGATTGTTACTGAAGATATGGGGTTGGAGAGATTCGGTAATGAACTCTTAGCACAACTTAATGCCAAATATCCAAAGGCACAAATATTAGTATGGGGTGACCCAGCGGGTATGCAACGTGATGCGATCTATGAAGTGACTGCCTTTGATTACTTACGCACATTAGGATTGCGTGCGCAACCCACGGCATCTAACAACTTTAAAGTCAGACGTGAAGGGGCTGCGGCTCCAATGCAACGATTGATTAACGGTAAACCCGGATTGATTATCAACAAGTCATGCAAGATGTTGCGTAAATCTTTAGCTGGTGGTTATCACTTTAAACGAGTCAGTGTCGGTGCTGGTCAAGAACGATTTAGAGATACCCCAAATAAAAACGAACATTCGCACATTGGCGATGCGTTTGGTTACTTAATGCTTGGTGGTGGTGAGCATAAACGAATGACTAAGTCTAACTTGGCAGCGAATACATTAATATCACAAACTGTAGTCAATAGTGATTTTGATGTTTTTGGATAATATTGATCAGATACTTAAAACTATGCCTCATGTACAGCATGGGTATTATTTACCATTCCACGAAGATCATCTGTCAAACTTTAAAGGCTTGCATGAGTATGGATCTAAATTATTATCGACTGAAGATAGAAAACGGGGTATTGCGTTTCAGTCTAAAGCTGGTCCTAGCGTTACTGCGTTTGTTAACGGTAATCCTGTCGCTGTGTTTGGTTGTGTGCTTCTCTGGCGTGGCGTTGGTGAAGCGTGGTCTTTATTTACTAGCGAATCAAGAAGATATCCAATAGCAATGACTAAGGGTGCGATATCATTTTTTAATAGCTGTCAAACATTATTTAATTTACATCGACTACAAATTACGGTAAACTCTAATGATAAACGTGCTATGAGTTGGGCAAAAGCTCTTGGATTTATATCTGAAGGCTTGATGGTTAATTTTAGTGCAGATAAAGATGATACATATATGATGAGGAGAAAGTAATGGGTGGAATGTTTGGAGGCGGTAAGCCAGATACATCTGCTGCGGAAGAGTCGTTAAGATTGCAACGTGAACAAGCTAAAGAAGCAAGAGAAAAAGCTGAACAAGAGCGTAGAGACTACGCAGAGGAAATGGCTGCAGGTAAGCGTGCAAGACGTGTTGGTGGTAAACGAGGATTATTGTCTGAAGGTCGATTCTCACCTGAGCTTGGCATTCAAGATGATGAAGAAGATAATAATACATTAGGATCTGTATAATGGCTGCTCTAGACTTTGGCATGGCATTAGCACGAGGCATGTTACCTACTTCTAAAGAATCACAAAAAGATTTACTCAATCTTGCTGGTGGTCGTAATGTATTTAAGTCTGAAGACTGGTGGAATAAAGCAGTTGATAAACAAATATCTGAAGGTTATCGTAAAGAGAAATTTCAAACAGAGTATAAAGTAGATACTGGACTTGCAAAATATTTTGGTATGGGTGCGCCAACACCATCTAAGCAATATGTATGGAAACCAGCAGAATTAGGTCGTGGTGGATTGCCAGGAATGTATGGTCCTCCTCGGGGTGCAGTGTATACGGGCGGTATGTTTTCTACTCCAAAAAAATATGAAACACGTGAAGTTAGTTTAGGTTATCAAGGCGATCGTGAGGACTTTACTGCGGGTGAATTAACAGATATTGAAAAAAGTTCAAAAGCTGGAGCGCAAAGAATTAAAAGAGATATGGCTCAATCTAAAGCTTCTAGATCAAAATTAAGAAGAGGTACAGGTGGTTTGTTATCTAAGGCAAGTATTGGTCCTGAATCTACAGGATTATCGCCATTAGGAGTAACAGGCTTAGGTTTAGATACAGATACATTAGGTAGAAAGGTTACATTATGAGTGATGATTTAGAACAGTACGCACATATTCCTAAAGGCAAAGATGGGAAACCCACTAAAGCTTTTATGGAAAAGATTTACAACGAAGATCGTGATTTATTTATGAAATTACAAAATGCGTTCTTTACGACTAAAGCAAATATGAATGCTGATCGTTTTACTAAAAAATCAAAAGAGAAAATGAAAGGTGATAAAGATGTCAAGTAAAGGCTTATATCATAATATGAATAAACGTAAAAAAGCTGGCACGAGTCGTTCTAAAGAAAACTCTACTATTAGTGAAAAAGCATATAAGAATATGTTAGCTGGTTTTCCTAAAAAGAAAAAAGCTTAATGTGGTCTTATCATTTTTATTGGGGATTTAATTTAGGATTTGAGATCTACGAAGGTGAAGTCGATGGAGATCCTGTAGATTACTTCTTAGTTAATCTAGGACCATTACGTATTCAGAAAGCAGAGTGGGCGTAATGGAAAAGTATAGAGGGGCATATTCAGTACGAGATGTTGAACAGGTTAGGCTGGTTGAAGGTCATGGCTTTTCAACAGGATCATTGCGTACATTTGCTGATCCATTGCCAGCTACAGAAAGTATTGATATTGCGATTGCGTTTCCTAGTGGAGTCAATCCTGTATTTAGTATTTCAGGATTATGTGCTGGTAATGCGATGGGTTATTTATATGAGAATACAAACGTAACAGGTGGAACATCATTGCCTATTATTAATCGTAATCGAGCCAGTACGATTGTCAGTCAAGGTGTAGCCGTATTGAATCCAACAGTAGTGTATGTAGGTACACCCATCTTACAAGAAATACTTACTGGCGGTGTTGGTAAAAAAGGTGGTGGTGGAGAAGTAAGTGGTAACAATTTAATATTAAAAGGATTAACACCATACTTATTTAGATTAACCAATGCAGATACGAATAACAATGCGCATGCTGCTGAAATTATATTAAGCTGGACTGAATAATGGTTGCTAAAAAATATCAAAACCCTACAGGTGGCTTGAATGAAAAGGGACGTAAATATTTTGAAAACAAAGATGGTGGAGATCTTAAACCACCACAAAAGTCTGGCACTGATGGTAGGCGTGTCAGTTTTGCTGCACGGTTTAGTGGGATGGATGGTCCTTTAAAAGATGAGAAAGGCAGACCAACTCGATTAAAGAAAGCATTACAAGCTTGGGGATTTAGTAACAAAGAAGAAGCAAGAGCATTTGCTAACAAAAACAAAAAGGGATAGTTATGGCAGAGATGATGAGATTAAGTGCAGAAGATGTATTAAAGAGACATGAAAAAGCACTTGTAAAAAAAGAAGACTTTAGAAACTTATATGAAGAATGCTATGAGTTTGCTTTGCCACAACGTAATTTATATGATGGGCATTATGAAGGCAAAGTAGGTGGCACGAAAAAGATGAATCGTGTCTTTGATTCTACTGCAATTAATTCTACACAACGATTTGCTAACAGAATGCAATCAGGCATCTTTCCTCCACAACGTAAGTGGTGTCGATTAGAACCTGGTTCTGAAATACCTCAAGAAAGAAAAGCAGAAGCACAAGCTGCATTAGATCAATACTCAGAAAAAATGTTTGATACACTGAAACAATCTAATTTTGATATTGCTATTGGTGAGTTTTTACTAGACTTGTGTGTAGGTACAGCAGTGATGATGGTTCAACCAGGCGATGACCTCAGTCCTATTAACTTTATTCCTGTACCACAATACTTAGTATCTATTGAAGAAGGTGCTAACGGTCATGTAGATAACGTGTATAGACGTATTCGTATGAAGGGTGAGGCAATACAAAGACAATGGCCCAATGCAAAAATACCAAAAGAATTAGCAGACAAGATAGAACAAAAACCAACAGAAGATTATGAATTAATTGAAGCAACTATCTTTGATCAGAAGCGTGGTGACTATTGTTATCATGTGATTGAGAAGAATACTAAGAAAGAAATACTATACACTCGAATGGATCGTAGCCCATGGATTGTATCTCGCTATGCAAAAGTTGCTGGTGAAGTATACGGTCGTGGTCCATTGATTACTGCATTACCTGATGTTAAGACATTGAATAAAACATTAGAGTTAGTTTTAAAGAATGCATCATTAGCTATTAGTGGAGTATATACTGCTGCGGATGATGGAGTATTAAATCCTAATACAGTAAAGATTATGCCAGGTGCTATTATTCCTGTAGCACGTAATGGTGGTCCTCAAGGTGAATCACTCAGACCATTACCAAGATCAGGTGACTTTAATGTGTCACAAATTGTTATGAATGATTTGCGTACAAATATTAAACGTATTCTACTTGATGAATCATTACCACCTGACAATATGTCTGCTCGATCAGCAACAGAAGTTGTAGAGCGTATGAAAGAATTATCACAAAACTTAGGCTCTGCATTTGGTCGACTCATTAATGAAACAATGATTCCATTAGTATCTAAGATACTAGAAGTTATGGACGATAGAGGGATTATTACTTTACCATTAAAAGTCAATGGTCTTGAAATTAAGATCGCACCTGTTGCTCCATTAGCAATGGCACAAAACATGGAAGATGTACAAAACTTATTGCAATATGCAACCATTGCACAACAAATGCCTAACCCAGCAATGTCTCTTAAAACAGAAGAGATGATGGATTATATTGCAGAGAAGTTAGGTGTTCCTCAAAGACTCAGACCTACTCCAAGAGAACGAGCAATGTTACAACAACAACAACAACAAGCTATGCAACAACAAGCAATGATGCAGATGGCTGCAGAAAATCCTGAAGGCGTTGCTGAAGTTGCACAACAAGCTGCACAACAAGGATAATTATGGCTGGATGGGACGATTTAGAACAAGCATTACCGCTTGATATCAGAGATGTAAAACAACAACGTGATGATACCGATAGACTAGTACTTAGAGTATTAGGTACTGAAGATGGACAAAAACTAATGCAGTGGTTAAGACAAGCTGTATTAGAGCAACCTGTTGCCTTGCCGGGAAGCGACTCAAGCTATGCTTACTACCGTGAAGGGCAGAATAGTATAATTAGAGACTTAGAAGCAAGGTTAATTAGAGCAAGGAAATTATAATGGAAGAAGCAATCGAGCCTAGTGTTCAAGAAGAAACTCAAGAGTCCACTGGCTTACTCGATGGAGCAACTCCAGAAATAGAAGAAGCTAGTGAAGCAGATCCACAAAAAGTAGAAATAGATCATCGTGATCCAAAAGAGGTAGAAGCACAAGCTGATTACCAACTTGAAGGTGACGATGATGAACCATTAGAGCGACCTGATTGGTGGCCCGAAAACTTTTGGAAGGGTGAAGAATCTGCACCTGATTTAGAAGGGATCGCAAAGTCATGGATGGATCTACGCAAACAAATCTCACAAGGTAAACACAAAGTACCTGAAGATGGCAAATATGACACATCTTCATTTGGTAACATACCTGAAGATGATCCTGTAAGACAGCATGTAACTAATTGGGCAAAAGAGTATGGCATTAGTCAATCTGCTTTTGATGCATTAGTTAGTAATGTTGTTGAGATGCAAAATAACAACATGGAAGCATTTCAAGTAAATTTAGACGCAGAACGAAAAGCACTTGGTCCAAATGCAGAAGCACGTATTAACGGCATGGTAAAATGGGCAAGTGGTTTAGTAAACAAAGGCGTATGGTCTAAAGATGATTTTGAAGAGTTTAAAATAATGGGCGGTACTGCCAAAGGTATTGCTGCATTAGAAAAACTTAGAGCATCGTATGAAGGTAGATTGCCTGTTGAAACAACTCCTGTTGAGGGCGCACCATCTAAAGAAGAATTATATGAGATGGTAGCTGATCCAAGATATCAAACTGATCCTTCTTATCGTCAAAAAGTAGAAAGAGCATTCGCTCAAAACTATTCGTAGTCTTTATTGCAATTTGCCTTGTCTTGGTATAAAATCTGAGATAAGGCTTATTGTATCTATTCTTGATACAACCCTTAACGCAAGTAACCTTGTCGACCGGCTATCGTAAATAGCAAGCACTGGCCCAGATTTCCTGGCATACCACAGCGATTAATTTATTTTTATTAATTACTATAAGGAGATAATAATGGCTATTGGTTTATCTAATGCTTTTATTCAGCTCTTTGATGCCGAAGTTAAACAGGCGTACCAAGCTAAAGCTCAATTGGTTGGTGCTACTAGACAACGTAAAGGCGTTGAAGGCGAAGTTGTTAAGTTCCCTAAAGTAGGTAAAGGCGCAGCTACACTACGTGTACCACAAACTGACGTTACCCCTTTAAATGTGGACTTTTCACAAGTTACAGCAACACTAGAAGATTGGAACGCTGCAGAGTATTCTGACATCTTCATGCAACAAAAAGTAAACTTTGACGAAAGACAAGAGTTAGTACAAGTTTTATCTAACGCTATCGGTCGAAGACAAGATCAGTTAATTATTGATGCGTTAACAGCTTCTGGTACATCATTAGCAGTTACAAACGACATCGGTGGTACTGATACAAACTTAAACGTAGACAAACTACGTGAAGCTAAAAAACTTATGGATAAGAACAATGTTCCTCCACAAGATCGTCACATGGTAATTCATGCTAACTCATTAGCATCATTATTAGGTGATCAAGAAGCTACATCAGTTGACTACAACTCAATCAAAGCTTTAGTTTCTGGTGAAATCAATACATACCTTGGTTTTAAATTCCATGTACTTGGTGACAGAACTGAAGGTGGTTTAGCTATTGATGGTTCTAACGACAGAACTATCTGGGCATTCCACAAAGATGCAGTTGGTTATGCTGAAGGTATCGCTCCTCGCACAGAAATTAACTATGTTCCTGAAAAAACTTCATACTTAGTTAATACTATTCTTTCTGCTACTGCTGTAGCGATTGATGCAGAGGGTATTGTTCAACTCACATGTCGTGAATCTTAATAAGGAGAATTATAATGGCTTACTCAAAAGACAACCTACAGCCTATCGGTGGTCAGTCTAAAGCTGGTAACGCTCCTCAAATGTGGAGTTATACAGCACCAGGTACTGATGCTATTGCTGATATTAATACATCAGGTTACTTCAATAACGCATCAACAGTATTAAAAGTAGGTGACTTAATTCATGTATGGGATGCTTCTGTTCCTACATCTACATTAGTTACTGTACTTTCTAATGCTTCTGGTGTTGTTGACGTATCTGACGGTACAGCATTATCAGTTGCAGATGCTGACTAAGTTGTAATATGCAATATGACGGGGGTGTATGCCTCCGTCTATTTGCACATATAAAGGAAAAGAAATGGCTACAGGTGATACCGATATTAAAATATGTTCTGATGCATTATTAATGCTTGGAGCTAATCCTATATCTTCATTTACAGAAGGCACTGATGAATCTAATATTTGTGATCGTATTTACCCTGATGTCAAAATCAAAACACTAGCTAGTTATCCATGGAGTTTTTCATTTAAGAAATCACAACTTGCTAGATTAGTTACAACTCCAGCTAACGAATACAAATATGAATATCAACTACCATCAGACATGATTGGTAGACCACGAGCATTATATGATAGTGATTCCACTAATGTAGTGCCTAGACGTGAATACAGAATTCAAGGCAATAAAATATTAACCAACTATGAAACAGTGTATGTTGATTATCAATATAATGTGCCTGAATATGCACTACCACACTTTTTTGTACAATTACTAAAATATGAAATGGCATGGCATTTATCTATGCCGATTACTGATCAAACAGACAAAACTGAATATTGGAGAACAATAGCTCAAGGCACACCAGGCGAGAATGGTCGAGGTGGTTATATGCGACAAGCAATGAGTATTGATGGACAAGGACAACCAACAAACGCATTACAAGATTTTTCATTAATTAATGTGAGGTACTAATGGCACGTTTTGTAAACGTACAAACAAACTTTACGTCAGGTGAATTAGATCCATTAGTTAGATCTCGTATTGATATTCAATCATATGCTAACGGTTTAGAGACTGCAAAGAATGTTATTTGTCAGCCACAAGGTGGTGTGACACGTAGACCTGGTACTAAGTTTATTACTAGCTTAGGTGATTCAAGCACTGTGACAAATGGAAAAGTAAGATTAGTTCATTTTGAATTCTCAGTTGATGATAGCTATATGTTATGTTTTACACATAATAGAATGTATGTATTTAAAGATAAAGCTCTAATTACAAACATCAATGGCTCAGGCAATAATTATTTAACTACTACAATTAGCAATACAATATTAGATACAATGTGTTGGACACAGTCTGCCGATACATTAATTGTTGTACATGAAGATATCAATCCTGTTAAGATTGTTCGTGGTGCTAGTGATTCATCATGGACGGCATCTGATATTACATTTGATTCAAGACCTCAGCACGCATTTACTTTATCAACTGCAAATACAAGTTCATGGGGAACATTAACACCAAGTGATGTGTCTGGTAAGTTTACAGTTACAGCAGCTAGTGGTTCTTTTACAGCTGCTCATGTCGGTCAATATATTAATGCTGAACCACAAGGGCGAGCTAGAATTGTAAAACGGGTCAGTGCAACTCAAGTAAGTGTTGTAACAGAATTTCCATTTTTTGATACATCAGCTATTGCTAATGGAAACTGGGAGTTAGAAATTGGATATGAGAACGCATGGTCATCTACTCGTGGATGGCCCAGATCAGTCACATTCCATCAAGGTCGTTTATTTTTTGGTGGATCTAAATCTAGACCATCAACAATATGGGGATCTAAAATTGGATTATTTTTTGACTTTGAACCAGTGGAAGGATTAGATGATGATGCTGTTGAAGCTACCCTTGATACTAATACTTTTAATGCTATCGTTGATCTTATTAGTGGTAGAGATTTGCAAGTATTTACTACAGGTGGTGAGTTTAACGTATCGCAAGAAGGATTAAGTCCAATTACACCATCAAGTTTCTTTCTATCATCTACATCACGTAATGGTACAAGAGAAGGTGTTCGAGTTAAACAACTAGAATCTGGTGTTTTATTTGTACAAAGACAAGGTAAAGCTTTGTCTGAGATTGCATATTCTGATACACAGTTAACCTATGTTACTTCTAAAATATCTTTATTATCAGGACATTTATTAAAATCACCTAAGCGTATGGATATTAGACGTGCAGTGGCTACAGATGAAAATGATTTGTTATTAATTGTTAATGAACAAGATGGATCAATGGCTGCGTTCTCATTACTGCGTGCGCAAAATGTTATTGCTCCAAGTGAGTTTGTAACTAATGGTGACTATCTTGATGTTGGAGTAGATATTACAGATATTTATACAGTTGTGAAGCGTGATGATAATGGCACAGATAAATATTATATTGAAGCATTTGATGATGATATTAGAACAGATTGTGCTGTAACTGGTACAACGGCAGCTAGCTTAGATGCATCACATTTAGACGGTCAAACAGTGCATGTTATTTCTGATGGGTTGGTTGAAGAAGATCAGATCGCAGATAGTTCAGTAACATTTACTAATCCACCAACAACATCATCTGAGGTAGGATTACATTTTGATGTTGAGGTTAAAACAATGCCTGTTGAATTAAAGATGCAAACAGGTAGTCGTATTGGATTTAAGAAACGTATTGTTGAAGTTAATGCATTGTTATATGAAACACAAAACTTAGTCATTAATGGAAACTTAGTGCCAATTAGAACTTTAGGTGCTGGAGCATTAGATACATCAGTACCTGAATTTACAGGAACAAAGGTACTTCATGGTATACTTGGGTATAGTAATGATGGACAAATAACTGTGACACAGAATGCACCGTTAAAGTTCACATTGCTTGGTTTAGAATATAAAGTAGCAACACATCAAGGAACTTAATTATGGGAGCAGCAGTACCCTTTGCCGGGGCAACAATGACAGGGATGGGAGGAGCAGCAGCGACTTCAGGTGCTGCCATGTTTGCTGCATCTGCACCTATTGCAGCAGTGACTTCATCAATGATGATGAATCCATTGATTATGAATCCTGGTGGTGCTGGTTTATTTAGTAGCCTTGGTACTGCTTTTAGTAGACCACTATTTAGCACTAATTTATTTGGCGATATTAGCTTAAAAACATTAGGATATGGAATATCCACAGGTACAAGTATATACAACAGTATTCGTCAAGGTAATATTTTAAAAGCTCAATATGAATTAGAGGCTGAAAAATCTTTAACAGATATGGCAGTCAAACAAGCGAATGCAGAAGTTGAAGCAGTAAAAAGATTGAGAGCATTAAACAAAATTAATTCATCATTTGTTGCTAATGCATATGCTCGTGGTGTGGATGGTCTAAATGGATCAGCATTATTGAATCAAATTATTAGTGATCAAGAATATGGTCGTGATTATAAGATTGACTTATTTAATCTTAATAACATTATGACTACAGGAACTGTCAACAAGGATGCTTATCAGTTAGCTGGTCAGTCAGCATTCCAAAGTGGATTGTTTGAAGCAGCTATTAAGACAGGTGAAGCAGCATACAAATATGACAAACTATATGGTATAACATAATGGTAGATAGATACGAAAGATCAGCTCAGTACGCAAACATTGGTCAAATTACAGATGCACCATCACGTGTGGCATTATCTAGTGCGCAATCTTTAGAGAGAAGATTAGATGTTATATCACAACAATTCTATGGTGAGTTAGAATCAGGAGCAATTGCAAAAGGGCAAGCATACGGTGTACGTAATGCTCCTACTCGACAACAAGTCATAGATGCTATTGCTAATGATCAAGATGTAAATGCATTGTTTGCAAATCCTGGGACAGTTGAAGGATCTGCAGCTAGAAAAGTACAAGCAGAATTATTTAGACAAGATGCTATTGCTGATTTATTAGATAAAGCAGAAACAATTAAGATTGGTTTAAATGAAAATACAATCAATTTAGAGCAAGTTGATGAATTAGTTAATACGTTACAAGCAGAGATTAATGGTACATACAATATATTAAGTACTGTTGATCCTGATTCTGGGGTTAAGTTTAATGCACAAGCAAATAAAATTGGATACGATGTTTATTCAACGGCTAATAAAATTGCTGCCAAATTAGAAACAGACATTAAAAAAGCACAGATTCAAAAGTTTGAAGACAATTACTTAAACAACTTAAAACATCAATTAGATGTACAAGATGATGCAATTAGTGCTTTAGTCTTAGTTCAAGACTTACGTAATGATGTAGTAGCTACTTACGGTATGCTAACTGATGGTGTACTAAAACCACAAGAATTAAAAGATAAAGAAGATGGCATCATTATTGAATGGATTGCATCTAAGATTGCACAGAAAGATCAGTTATTAGACTTCATTGATGGCAAGGTAACAGATTATGAGGATGTACTGACATTCCGTAATATCATTGGGAAAGAAGATGAGATAGAAGCATTAGCACTAAAAAAAGAACAAGAGCTTAATAAAGTGTTAGAAGCTAGACAAAAGCAAAACAAAATGCTTAATGAGGATATGGCTGATACTAATGAGATTGCTTTCTTTTCTGGCGATACTGATATGACTCCTACACAGTTTTTAAAATCTCAAAGTAAACTTGGTAAGTTCTATACCCCAGATCAAAAAGCAAAGATTATTAGTGGCGTAGATGCAACACCAACATCAAAACAAGAACAAGACTTTGCAGTGTTTAAACAGTTAGCTGTGATAGGTAATATTGGCAGAAAAGATGTAGAAAGCTTTTTAGATAATGGTTTGATTACTCCTCAACAATATTCTGAATTAATTGGCGATATTATTAAGACAACAGAAAAATACACAGCTGGTGTGAATGAGATCAAATTGCAGTTAGGTGTATTGGAAAATGAATTACCAACTGATGAAAAAGCTGCATATAAATTATCCTTATATAGCGAAGTATTGTTACAGTTTAAAGAAATTATGCGTGAAAGAGAAGCTAATGGCGAACCTTTGATGATGTTAAAAGTCGCTCAAGATGTTTCTAAAACAGCTAGGTATTTAATTAAAGGGCAAGTAAGAGACGAAGAGTTTGATTTAGCAGACAGAATTTTAAACAAAGCTATGCCTGAAGTTCTTGTATCTGTGGATGAGTTAATTGGTATGAGTACTAATGCTAGAATTAAAGCTTATACAGAAGCTGGATATGAAGAGAAAAATTGGGTGAATGTAGAAAGACAAATTAAAGAGATTATTAAATTAGATGCAGTATTAAAGGAGGTTGGCGTTGACTAGACTAGATGACATTTATATGAAGAATTTAGAGGTTGATGCTGGCGAAGTTGTCAATATTGACGAGCTAACAGAGAAGGCTAGGGAATCAATACAACCATCTTTATTTGATCTAGGTGTTGTAAATCAAGTCGGTTATGGTATTCCACCTGTGGATGTCATGATGACAGAGGATGATCGACAGTTCTCAGGTCAATTAAAATCTACCATTGGTAAAGGTATGGCGCAAGAAACAATAGGATTCGTTGGCGATATGTTAGGGATACTTAAAGGTGTTTACAATATGACAGACCGTCAGTGGGAAGAACTCAGTCAAAGGATTAAAGACCCAACCGTACAACCAAAAGTACGTGGTTTATTAGAATCATTTCTTGCTGGGTTTAGTGATATTGAAGAATTAGGATTACCACCCGGACTTGGTATGACTTCTGAAGCAGCAGATAAAATGCTTACAGAAATGGGATGGGATCCAGTGAGTAAAGCAAATACACCTGAAAAGAAAGAAATATTAGAAGGTGTTAAAATAGGCGCACAAGTATTATCACCAGCTCCAACAGGCGCAGCAACAGAAGTTGTTAAAAAAGGTGCAAAAGTAGTGAAAGGGTTGGATGATGCAAAAAAGTCATTTAATGTACCATCAGTTCTATACCATGGTACAAATGCTAATTTTAGCAAATTTGACAAAAGCAAATCACCACGTGGACTATATTTTGCTAGCGACAAAAAAGTTGCTAGACAATTTGGAAAGAATGTTAAAGCAGTGGAATTAGAAATAAACAATCCTTTTGTAGCTTCATCTTTTGAATTTGATGCTGGATTAATGCAAAAGCTTGATATGTTTACTAATGAAATTAAAAGAAAAATTGGATTAGATTGGAAGGTTGATAAAAGTAAATCTAATGCTAGTACAATCACACCATACACTGAAGAAGGGTTAAAGAAAAAAGGTTATGATGGCATAGTTATTCCTAAAGGAGTTGGAGCGCTAGTAGATGATGTATATATACCTTTTGATGTATCACAGATAAAAATTGTTAAGGATAAAAAATAATGGCTAATATCAATCAAGAAGTTGATAAGTTAACTGTAGATAATCAATCAGTCAAAGACATGGCTGATAGTATTACTATGGATCAGTCATCAGAAATTATACAATCACAAGCAGACACTGCATCATTACAACTTGATCAACAAGACGATTCTGTATTTACAGGTGATAAGGTTGATGTTGCTGGTCCGGGTTTTATTAAAAAAATAGTAACTAAGCTTGAGGGTGGTGAAGAGAGAATCAAGCAACGTGAGATCTTAAACAAATCTGTATTTGATAAGATTGATCCAAATGATGGTGATTATATTGTCACACCATATGGTCCTGTTGATGCAAAAAAAGTTATTGAAAAAAGTAAAGACTACAAAGGGGAAGGCAAGCCAACTCGTATTCGTGATCGAGGAAAAGGTGGCCCAGAAGTTACTCGTACTAATTTAAACAACATTAATGGTCCTGAGTCATTTACACAGTTTATTAACTTTGTTGGCGATCAAGCTCCGGCTAATCTACAACAAATGCCTATCAAGAAACTTGCTAAAGAGTTAAGTACACCTACATTTTCTGCCGTTAAAGATGGTCAACCTGTTAGAGCATTTAAATCTGAAGATGAAGTCAATGCTTGGATTAAGAAACAAAAAGATGCTGATATGTATGAGGTACAACAAAATCAGTTATATAGTGAGCGTTTCTTAAAAGATGTATTAGATCCAAACAAGAAGACTGTAGCTGACCCTGTATATATCAGAAAGATGTTATTAGCTCAGGTTGATGTTGCAGCTAAAGCTGATGCACTAGCTAAGAAGATATTAAAAGCAGATGCAGATGGATCTTTGACACCAAGCATGCAAATTGAATTTGAACAAATGTTTGCATTATTAGGTGAGGTAAATAAAGCAATTGAAGGTCGTACGGCTGATGTAGGTCGTTCACTACGTATGTTTGGTGAAGCAAGAACTATGCCGACTAGTACTGAGCAGTTAAAATTCTTAGATGCTAATGCGCCTGATAAAGATACAGTACAACGTGCTAAACAGTTTTTAGCTTTAAATACTATTGAAGATAAGGCACAAGCATCTCAAATGAGGTTTGGTAGAAGCTTTAGTGAATCAGCAGAAGTGCTTATTAAAATGTGGCAAACAACATGGATTAATGGTTTGCTCTCAAGCCCTATTACACACTTAAAAAATATTGTATCTAACACTGCATATGCTGCATGGCAAGTCCCTGTTCGCTATACTGCTGGTGGTATTGGTATGATCCGTAAAGGTATATTTAAGCAAGATGTAAAGACTGTTGCCTTAGAAGAAGGTCATCGTTTTGCAATAGATTATTTAAGTTCTAGTATTGATTCTTTTAGATTAGGTGTTAAAGCATTTAGAAACAATGCGCCATTAGATGGTAAAGCAAGTAAGTTAGAGCTTGAAGGTACAAAAAATGTCTTTGATGATGTGTCTTATGGTGACACTATGTTCGGTAAAGCATGGAAAAAAGGCATGTCTTATTGGGGTAAGTTTGTAACTATTCCGGGTAAGGCACTATTGGGTGAAGATGAAATTTTTAAGGGCAGTGCTAGGTTTGCTGAGTTTCAATCATTAGCTCGAGCAGCTAAAGATGACTACTATGATTCTTTAGTTAAACAAGGTAAGTATACGCAAGAGCAGATGGATGCAATGGCAAATCAATATTACATGAACATTGTTGAAAATCCTCCAGCAGATCTGATTAAACAAGCCGTTGATTTTTCCAAAGAACTGACTTTTACTAAAGATTTAGAAGGCAAGATGAAATGGATACAAGATGCAATCAATGATACAAGCTTAATGAGTGCTGGGCCTTTGCTTAAAATGTTTGCTCCATTTATTAGAACACCAACGAATTTAGTTACTGAAGCACTTAAAAATTCACCAGCAATGTTTATAAATCCAAATTTTCGTAAAGCAATCAAAGCTGGTGGCAGAGAAGCAGATATGGCTTTAGCTAAAGTTGGACTAGGTACAACTGTCATAATGACATTTGCTGGATTAGCAATGAATGGAATGATTACAGGCCCTGGACCAAATAACAAAAAAATGCTTAAAACTTACCAAGCAACAGGTTGGCAGAAGTATTCTCTTGTATTTAATAAAGAAGGTTGGAGTGATAAGGGTATTGAAGAGTTAAAAACATACGGATTGATTACTCAAGGTGAAGGCAAATATTATTGGTCATTTGATGGATTACAACCACTATCAACATTAATGGGTATTGGTGCAAGTATTGGTGAATACTTTATGGCAAATAGTTATCCAAATGCTCAAGGGTATAACAATACTGAGATAGAACAAAAGATGTTAATGATTGCCTCAATGGCTGGGTATGATATTTTATCTGAAGCTCCTATGCTACAAGGTGTGGCTGATATTGTTGAACTAGCTGGACATGGTTTGTCTGGTGGTTTAGATGAAGCTGAAACATTACGATTAGTTAAAAACTTATCTAATAAACTTGGTGAGTTTGCTATACAAGGATCACCAATGGGTGTGTATCAGTCAGGTAAAGCAACTATTGAAAGATTCTTAGATCCAACCGTGAGTTCATTATTAAGTGAAGATGGTGATGGCTTGATGGATTACTCCATTAGG